CTTATTGTAGCTTAATGTTAACTTAATGTTAAGAAATACGCATCCAATGTTAAGAAATTGTAAACAGAAAAGCCCTACACCAATGTAGGAAAAATCCTACGGGGTGTAAGGCAAAACCTACTGCGTTTAACGATAGACCTACTGCGTTTAACGATAGGGAAAACCCTACTGCGTTTAAGAACCTACTGCGTTTAAGAACCTACTGCGTTTAAGAATTACATTTTTATTTTCTTAAGCACTCGAGCAAAAAAAATTTTTCAAATATACATCGCATCGTAATCGTGAATCGATTCCCAATATTTTACTGCGTTCTTATAACTTCCTGTTGATCCTGCCCTGACTTCATCACGTGAAGGAATATAATTGCCATACGCATCCTTGTGGCTTTGCTTAGGCAGCATACAAGCTCCGGAGCTTAGTAACTCCATCGCTTGCCTTCCTACGGTACCTTCCAGGTGCCATACTGATCCATTGTCTATTAGGCGTTGCATCACATCAACGCCATTCTCCTTTTGCAGTTTTCTAATCTTCTGATAGTTCATTATCCATTAATTTATTCAGTTCGTGTATCTGTTTTTCTATTAGCTTCTTAAAGCTATATCTAGAGTCCGTGCAGGAATTTATACCTCTCAATAAATCCCTACAGTCCTCGACCAATTTAAGTGTCTCGTTATCCATATTGTTTATTCTTCTATATAGTCAAACTCAGCCCATTCAAGGCAATCTCCACATAACTCATCACTCATAAAACTCGGTGCTGCACCGCAGCAATTGCTTACTAATTCCATATTATTCGCTTAAAGATTTACGTCCACGCTTACCTTTATAATCGCTAGCAAGCTCCTTCTTGAAGTTTACGTACTTATTTAGTTCGTGAGCCTCTTCTTGTTCTATGGCCTGCTTGGCCATTCTATATAGAGATGGAATATCTTCCAATAACGCTCTTGCGTCAAACTCTATATATGCAGAATCTTCAGGGTCAAACCCTATTGATTGTATATGTACAACTCCTGGAGAGGTGTACAATTCTGTCGTCTTTAATATAAATAGTTCTTTACTCATCTTATATAAATTTAATTGTTTTACCATTTACTTTTGCTTCTATGAGCGTGTTTAAATTAATCATCTTAAACGACTGCTGCTGCATATCGTATACGACCATCAATCCTTTTGATGCCGGATCAAAGGACATACCTTTGCCCGTCACACCTTTTTTAACGGCCCTGCGGCAGTTAATAGTTCTAATAGTGCCATCCTTCTTTTCGAATGTAGCACTGAAAATTTTACCACCTTTAGTGGCCTCCTTTAGTTTATCCACCTTTGTTTGTGGTGCTGTTAATATCCAAGTCATTATATAGTGATTTTAAGTGTTATACCTTTATTATTTATTTTTACCTCTTTCGCTTCCTTAGCGAGATTAGCTACTGTCTTAGCGTCTTGCGGATTAAAGCCCTGGGCTTTCAATACGCTTTGTAGTGTTGGTTTCTTCATAGGGCAAATATATAAAGCCCTAGGTAATCCAATGTTACGTTAACGTTAAGAAATTGTTAAGTGTCGTTTCTGTCGGATGTGTCGGATGTGTCGTTTACCCTACTGCGTTTAAGAGTAACCCTACTGCGTTTAATGATAAATCCCCGACTCTGAGAGGTCTTAAGTAAGCTGAAAGACCAAACAAAACCGAGGATGTTACCTTATGAATAAATATGTAACCCACATATCTTGACACAACAAATATACAAAAATATTTTAAACTACCTAATAGTATAAGAACCTTTTGTGCGATTTACTAAAACATATTGAGCTGCATACCTGATAGCATCAATACAGTGATTCCATTTATCTACAGGCTTTGTCTGTCCTTTAGTAGCCCATACATAGTTATTAAGCTCTTTAATCAACTCTGTGGAGTCTGGGTCAATAATCAGGTCATAGTCTTGTAAGAGTGCGATACCGGACAAGATAGACCCACTGCGTTTAACGGTCGGTCTAATGTTACATCCCTTCAGCTTAATCTCCTTAATCAATCGTGGCTCTGCAGAGTCCGACACTATGAGGTGCGGACCTGCATAACGAATATTAAAGTCTGCTATTTGTGTAGTAGACATTCCTGTCCTGGCATACATTACCTTCAGGAATATCCGCTTATTGCCTTTATCGATGGCCAGCTTCACAAGTGTGGTGGGGTCAACAGAGAAACCGAAATCCTGTCCGAAGATGGTCTCATAGTTATCGTTAAACTCTCCTACTCTCCAGTTGGTAAATATAACCCCTTCTTGCTTTTCCATCCACCCACCAAGTATTTGGTGTGTGTACTTCTCAGGTCTACGTCTACGTATCTCTGCTATCTGATTCAGGAACGACTGCGACAGGTTATCAGTGTTATCTAAGTATGTGGTATGTATATATGTAATGCCTGACTTAATACCGTTGAATCCTTCAGGGATATCTCTGTTGGCGTAGAAGCGTCCCCAAATCCAGTGTTCTTTAGTGGTTGGGTTAAGTATCAGGATAACCCTATTAGGTTTAGTCTTCACCCTAACAGACTGGTCAATCTTATCGAATGTGTCCTCGTCTATCAGCTCCTCAGCTTCATCCAGGACAAAGGTGGTTATTGCGTTTAACGACTTTGAGTGATGCTGTCTGATTCCCTGAGGCGGTGCGTATCCCCTTAAACATAATCGATGAGCCTGTCTTGATATTTGTTATCTCGTCCTTCGTTATGCGAAAGTCCTCGACAACTCCCATAAGCTCTAGCTTCTCAATGAACTCAGGTATAATCGATGAAGATGCAGATACCATCGTGTACCGTGTAAATAGTACCTTGTGTCCTTTCTCGTATGTTAGGAGCAACAGGAACACGTTAACAGCAAAAGACTTACCAGACCCTCGACCACCTGTGGTGATAAAGTATCTGGAGTCATTACCAAATGATTTATACTTCGGGTTCAGATTTGGTACCTTCATCTTCGGGTGTAATGTCGATTATGTCTTCTATTTCTTTTGGCTTCTCTGAGCCTGTAAAGATGTTTACGATGGAGAAGTCTATATCCTTTGCTTGGGACAGGGCATCAGGATTATCCATTGCTTTACCGTATACGTACTCAATAACCATCTTACGGTCGTACTGCGAGTCTTGTGCCTTTTCCGCAACCATCTTCCAGAAGTTAGCCTCAGACCCATAAACCTCTTCTATCGCATTGGTAGCAAGTATCTTTGACCTGTTCTTCTTAGCCTTGTTTATATTGGCAGGAGTAGCCATAGTCTTCCGAACAAGTGCATCGCCACGCTTTGCACCGTTGCCCTTCCGACCATCGGTCTTCTTCATATACTTACGCTCTGGCTTTCGTCTAGGCATACACTACTCTTTTTATTCTTTCAGCTACAGATGCAACAACATCTACTGTTACTGCGTTTCCACACATCTTGTAACGCTGTGTGTCACTTATCATTCCTTCAGTACCTTGCTTAGTCCAATCATCTGGAAAGCCTTGTAGCCTTTCACATTCGATTGGTGTTAGTCTTCTAATTTTAGTTGACTCTATAACCGCTTGATTACAAGCTGTATCTAAAGTCTGGGCTACACCCTTACCAACTCTTCCCCTTCTAGTTTTTGAATTAGGCACAGAATAATTTATACTATCACCTTCTTCAGCTACTTCATATCCTTTTGAGGTTGCTGAGTTTACTCTTATTTCTTGTGCATCGAGTTGACGTTCAATAATGTAACTTCCGTTTCCGTCTGCTCCGTATCTTGTTGTGAGCGTACAGGTGTTTCCTTGTTGTCCCTGTAGTTCATCAGTCTGTTTACTACTTTCTCTGATAGGAAATATTTGTCCTCTACTTCCGTCTCCAAGATATCCGACAAGGTAGATTCTCTCTCTGTTTTGGGGTAGAAACCACTTTGTATTAAGCAATTGCCATTCGAGTCTATAACCCCCAATGTTGGCAAACGCTTGCAGGATTGCCGCAAAGTCTTGGCGATTGTTTGAGGAGAATGTTCCTTTAACATTTTCCCAGACAAAAACACGAGGTCTCTTTTCTCTGATGAGTCTAATTGCTTCACTGATAAGGCTACTTCGCTCGCCCCCAAGCCCTTTACGTTTTCCAGCAAGGCTGAAGTCTTGACAAGGGCTTCCGAAAGTGATAAGGTCGATGTCGGGGAGGTCTCCTCCACGAACATCCGTAACTGATCCGACATAATTACTATCTTTAAATTTATCTTTATATACTTGTATTGCGTACTTATCTATCTCACTAAAGTAAGAGTTAATCTTGAATCCTGCACGCTCGAATCCTAAATGGAATCCACCTATTCCTGAGAACAAGTCTAAGTGATTAATTTCTACTTCCTTCATATATCCTATCGTATAATTCCCATATAGCATCATACCATTCGGTTTTGCTATATATCTTTTCTCCTAATTTAGTCTGACCCTTATACTCTATTTGTATACGGTAATCCAATCCTTCAGGGATTGGGTATATCTTATATCCTTTATTGAAACAATAACTTTGAGCTTCCATACTCCTAGAAGCCTGTAACCGTTTCGTAAGAGCCGATAACTTTGGTTTCTTGGTTCTTCGGTGCAATTTTAAATACTTTTAACATTGTTAATATTCTGAACTCAGCAGTCTCTATGTGTTGGCTAGGAATTTGATTCACAAGGTCCACAAGTACCTCAACCTCTTCACGATAAGGTTTAGCATCCTTTAATCTTAACTGAAGGTCGGTTATTTTGTTTTTCAGTTCATCTATCATTAGGTCTCTTTCATCTACACTTGAATAGACATCTCCAACGCTTTCAAATACCTCAACGCACTTAGTGTACATCTTTTTGTTTAGTGGGGAACCAAGTATGTCATACTCGAATTTACTTAAAGAATACAGTGCCGTAGCGTGATCCTTACCCATAAACTTAGCTACATAGGACTTAGCACCCTTCTCCATACCTATCTTACAAAGGTAGTTGTATGCCACCTTATAAAATATGGAACGGGCCATAACATTCTTATGGTCTCTTACATCACTCTTTAAGTCTCTACCGGTTACAGTTGATACTATCTTTTCTATTCTACTTACCTCTTGGGCTATCTCATTATTCATCGTTGTCTTTGTTTAAATATATTTGAATTGTTAGTGTAGTACATAACTGACAGGCCAACAGTATTCCCTTACACTCCTCGTAAGCTTCCAGCTCCTCAAACAAGTTTATACTGACGTACAGCTCTTTTAATGGAACTCCGGCTATTATATCTTGGCAAGTAAGTATGAAGTAATCTCTTTCTATAGAAGTGTCAAAATCCCACTCCGTCAATATAGTTTCCAATTGCCTCGCTAACTTTCTCGTAACCTCGTTGTATGTCATCGGGTGTTGCGTCATATGTTTTTACTTTCAGTGTCTTTTTGTCTACAATAACAAAGGTAAACATTTTTTTCTTAAATATGGTCATATAAATGTATGCTTGTGCATCATATCCGTAAAATTCCATATTATAGTGCCAAGAATCTATATCGGATGTCGTCTTAAGGTCGACAATACGATCACCATTCAGGCAGTCTGCTTTGGCTCTGAAGGGGAGTCCATCAACGTATCCGATTCCTGGTAGCTCGTATTCACCTCCTGTAAATAATTCATTTGCTGTTGGGTTGTCCAAAACAGCATCAACAATGCTTTGCGCCCATACTTTCTCCTTAGATAGCATAATCTCTTTACCTTCCAAAGAAGGGTCTTTAACAGCTTCCTTATAGCCTTTGTTACGCCTAGTAGCCACATCAACAAAATGGTAATAGTCATCTAATTTATCTTTTTCTAATAGTGAAACGTGAATAAGCCTACCATCTCTGAGCGGCTTCATATTACTATCTAAAGGTTCTCGGTTGCCTAAGTAGCTGTCGATACCCTCTAGTAATTTCTTGCAGGACGATGAGGACAGGGATGCCTTGTTTAGGTATCCGTAGTAGAACTCATTATCGTGCATCTTTTCGACTATATCATCTATAGCCCAGTCGGTACCATCAAGCAGCTTTATATTATCCACGATTGAGTAGTGTTTCCTATTGTTACATCTATCCACGATTGAGTAATGTTTCTTGTTGTTACATCTATAATTCTTTTAAGGTCAGATTTAGAATCAATACTCACATCTAATCTACCTATAGAAAACGAAACAAAAAATGTATCCACAATAACATCGTGTATATAAGCATATAGAAGCGTGTTGTTTTTGTATATATATTCGTATTCTATACCGTCTTCATCTATTCTCTTAAATCCTAATTCAATTAAATCTTCTTTTTTTATATCTCTAACTTTTTCCATCTGTTCTGGCTTTAGTGTTTTCCTGCACCATTCTATATATATCTACAACCATTGACTGCAACTGTGCAACATTGCCTTCTAGTTGTTTAAGCTTCTGTGCTTGGGTAATTCGTTTAGCTTTCATTCTCTATTTCCTTTTGCAGATTAGCTAATGCTCTCCAGGCTACTTTAGCTGAGTGCCTTACGCCATCTGTATCTATTGTCCCTGCATCGATGAGGTGACGCATTAAAGCGTCTAACTCATCTCCAGACTTACTTCTGTCCCAAGCTAATGGCTTATCAGGATTGTGCTGTTGCATGTCCTGCATAGCTGCACTTAGCAACTTCTTTAATTGCATCAGGAAAGTAATTAATTACCCCTGAATAAACAGGTATCTTTTTTCTATTCTCCTTCGGAGGATTTACATAGTCACTGTAATCGGACACATATCCTCCACCATAAAACGCTTTTTTAGGATCATTCATAATATTGTTCGCTTCTTTTATATCTAAGTATGCCACTTCCTTCTCTACTCTAGCCCCATTAGCGAACTCAGTAGTAGCTGGATTTCTTCTGTTGATTTCCCACTTAGGCTCAACCCAAAATAGATTAAATACGAATACGCCACTTGGAGTGCTACAAATATACATAGGTATATCGAGATTGTCTTCGCAAACCTCAATGATCGCATCAAACTTCTTTTTTTCAATAAGTAATGTGTCATAATGTTTTCTTCTGCATTTAAGTTCTATACGGTGCCTGCCCTTTGGCGAGTAACAATCCCATCTACTCATTTGGCTTTTAGCCTTGACAAGGTCCGGATACTTACTGCGTTTAAGAAAGTCGAATAAATCGGCTTCTTTATTTATAGGCTCCATATAATGTTTTTAATGGTTTGAATATACTATTAATAAAACAAGAGTTACAGTTCGTCTGCTTTCTATTTTCCCTGAAAACCCTGTTGTAAATCTCGACCATTCGCTTTACTTGGTCAGCATCTAATCTTCCGACTCCGCTTTCAATTATCTCACTAATGAAGTCATATTCACCCTCAAGTAAGCACTCAGGTTTCTTGTACCTGAATTTCTTATTAAGGATTTTCTTACGCTGATCACAACCGCAATCTTCTCCAGCTAAGAACTTTACAGCCTTCTTTATTCCTGTAGCTGTAGTTATCTTCTCTATGGTATCACCCAGCCCTTTTGGGGCTGAGTCATACTTGGCCTTCCACTCTTTGTATGCTTTGGTTCGTTTATCTTTTGGTGCTTCTGGTGTACTCATTTTCCTTTAATTAATGCCCTATCAACATAAGATGATTTTCTGTTAGTTCTACTGTAGTAGTATGTACTATTAAATTCAGTTGTAGGGATGAATTTTATGTTTTTATTTATCTCTGCTTTTGTTTTTCTGCGTTTCATATCTTATCGTAATCTTGGTTAAAAAAGTCTTCTATGTCCTCACCGAACTTTTCTTCAATAATCCTTCTGTAGTTCTTGCAAGAATTATATATGCTCGTAAGTGAAATCTTTGTATCGCTAGCAATGTCTCTAAGAGACTGATTAGTATAGTAGTATAGCTTGAATAGCTTTTGGTCGTACCAATGCCAAGTAGAAACTTCCTTATCAATGGCTTCAAATATATTAAAATATGCCTCCTCCATAAGGTCATTTTCCTTTGTTTCTTCTGGAACTTCCGCAAGAGATGAAAGGATATTGATGCTTTCAGCATTGGAATAGTCTTTACTGATTTCTGTCTTCTGACTCTTTTTAGCATCATAGAACAGGTTGCGTAAAGTGATATATATAAAGTAAGAATTAACCTCACCATCTTTTATTATTTTTTCTGGGTTATCGATATATCTATTTAGTCTTAGGTACATATCTTGGACAATGTCATTAGCCAGGTGTACATCTTTACAGATAGACACGGCCATTGAAATCCACTCCTTATGCCTCTTGGTTAGTATCTCCCACATAGTATATAAAGGTTATTCCAAATATAAAAAAAAGAAGCTGAATCATAATATAATCCCCAACTTCTTCAAAGGTTTCGTCTAATGCTGCATCCTTAAAGTTAACTCCAGCGACACAACCGTAAATAGGAAAAAATGATATTCCGAACATATTAAATTGTTTGCACTAATATAGTAATTTTATTTCAATATAATCGCTTTCTCCGTAAAATTTTCTTAAATCTCTTACCTCAACGATATTTTGGTCCTGCTCGAATATAGTTCCTTCCAAAGCATCTATGAATGCTTTGTTCAGGTTGTCTAGTAAGTCTGGCTTAGTGGCCTTTGGCATACCTATTATTCTGCGTTTAAGAGCTGTGGACTTAGTAAAAGCAAAACAATAATGCAGATGCTCTACTATAATCGGAGTACCTGCTCTTATTATTTCAAACCCATCTTCTACTTGCGACATTGCGCTGTAGGCAATGGCCTTTTTAAAGTCAAGTATTTTCTTTGGTGTGTAAGCAATACCGTTCCGGCCCCTTCTAAAGGATTGGTGCGGTGTTGGTCTTATATCAAAATGAAGTGTCAATTCTGAGTATGTCATCTATCTTATCTATTATTCGTGGAGTACCTTGCCTATCCACCTCAAAGCTGAATTGCTCAAAGGGGTAGGACCTACTGCGTTTACATATAACGTCAACTATGTCTTCGTTGTCTTCTTTTAGTTTAAGCTGTATCTGTGTCTCTGTTTTCTTCTCTAGGAACGAACCCAAGTGTCCTGTAGGTTTGTCGCTATTGAAGTTACTATGGATAACTACCATAATATGAACGTTATACTCTTCGCTCCATCTCATTATCTCTTGGACTATAGCTGCTGATTCCTTAATGTCGTTAACGTCTAACACTAAGGTCAGCAACACCATCGATAATAACAAGACCCTGTTTCGTCTTGGTATTTATGTAAGTACCAATCTATAAACTTTACCCTTTCATTTGCAGGCAATGTCCTCATTGCATACGGATCATAATCCAAGCCATCATATTTAGATATATCTAATACTCTTCGGAATACCTTTTGAGCGTGGAATATACCTTGCTCAGTATCAAAGTGTACTAACCTAAGGTCTTCTCTATGCCCTCTAATTGCGCCCGTGCAGTCCGTTTTACCGGACAGGTAGGCTCCTGCAATCATTGATATGAAAGAATGTCTTCTTACTTTTTGGTGGTGCTTGTACAAAGCTGAAGTTTCCATAGGTTCCTATGGGTGTTGGATATGTGTCGTCTTTTGATTTGTATGTGCCGTAGCTAACGGCTATTGGTGGGTACTCAACCTCTGCGTATGGGTTTACCGATAATTCTGTTCTTAACTGTTCGTATCTTTCGTCTAATGTCATCTCTCTTAAAATTAGTGGTTAAAAAAGGGTGAGGTTTTAAGCCCACCCTTTAAGTAAAACAAAAGAGACAACACTAGAACTCTAAATTAGAGTCAAGGGTTTCGGTTTCGGCTGGAGCTAAATCTCTAGCCGTTTTTATAATCCCATCAGTCCAGACAACTTTGCCGTTTCCGATATAGGCTTTTTTGGTTTTAGCTTCACGCTCCTCTTTTGATTGAGCGTAGAAGACGGATGCATTCTGACCGTATTCAGACAACTCATCACGAGTTGCTACAGTTAGATTAAGGTATTGACCCTTATTTAATTTAGTTTTATCGATTTTCTTTACATCGATTGATATTTCAGTTAATGCTGCCATATTTATTTATTTACAAGTTTAATTTTCGCTGCATCTGAAATGTTGTATTTCAGTTGCACCTTTTCTATGTTACCTCCATTATCCATATAGTTCTTTACTTTATCGAACTCAGGGGTATTCGGTTTAAGAATAGCTTTCTTTGTATCAACCTTTTGTGGTTGAGCAGTAGCTGTCTTTCCGTGTGTGTTAGTCGCATCTGCATCTTTGGTGTCATCAATTAAGAATAAACCGTTTAACGCATACTTGCGAGCGTATGAAGAAGAAGAACCAAACGATTGGGCAATATCCATTCCCTTTCTGTTTGGGTCAACCCCAGCCTGCGCACTTACGGTAATTTCGTCTGTGCCGTCAGTAATCTTAGCCAATGCTTCAATAAATGGAATTTCTCCATTGTAGAATTGGTCGTCTATAGTCAGAACAATTCCTTGCTCTGCGAGAAGCGGTTTGACAGCCTCTAGGATGTCTTCACAGCTTCGGTAGTTATACTTGCCAAAGTTATTCCTTTGGTTCTTCGGTGCTTTCAGTCTCCCCTGAATAGCAACCAACTTATTTACTAGCGTAGTCATAGTGCAAATATATACATTATTTTTGATTTACAAAATAATATTTTTTTCCTTGTAATAACGTAATCTTTCAACGTCTAACAACTCTCTTTGCTTTTTGGTTATGTATTTGTAAAAACTCTTTCTACTTACCGCTACAGCCTTTAAAGATAAGTCTAAACTAACTCCTTTACTAACCATATCGATTACAGTAGGAAAATTATCCTGAACCATACTCTTTTTCTTTTTATTCATAATATTAAGAATTTATCTCTTCATACTCCTCACACTTAAAAGACAACATACCGACTTTTATATCACTTTCGTGGCACTCCTGTTTGAGGCTTTTAATCAGCGTATTATTCTCTCTGCATTCTAAGTGTAAATTAGCCACATATACGGCTATCTCATTCAGTGATTGCACGACCTGAGGGTCGTGGTCTTTTAGTGTCTGTGATATTAAGTCGAAAGTTATTGTAAAAGTTTATTTCGTGTATTGCATCCATATCTTTATGTTTTATGCTGCTAATATATAAAACTTTTTTCTAAATGCCTAATGTAATATTATTACATACAATTTATTTGTATGTAATAGTATATATAATATATAATATAATAATAATATATAATATAATAATAAAGTATAATATATAATATAATATAGGGCGTAATCCCTTTAAAGGGGATTAGCCCACTTATTTTATACTTCTTTCGTGTATTATTTCAAATGGAAATATGGAATCAGCCTTCATATCATCGTTATCTACATAGATGTAATTGTTGTGTATTCCTATACGGGTAAAGCCAGCTTCAAGCAAGGGCTGCTATTATCCGGTACCGTTTATATGTGTGTTTGCATTGTATTACGGCTGCTCTGCCGATCAAGTGTGATGAATGCTCAAGTTCGTTTATTTTGCCTCTGCACCCGTAACAGACAAAACCCTTAAGTACTTTGAACTTTAGCTCGGCTAAATCCCTTGCTTCGTCCAACATCTTCAGGAAATGTCTATCCATATTCTTGAAAGCCTGTAGAGTGCTTACTGCACCACTGACAGTCAAATTCTTCGTATTCGAAGTTTTTAAGCTCGTGTATACCCACTGCGTTTAAGAATTAGCCTACTGCGTTTAATGATTAACGCCCTTGACCTCTATAAGCTTTCTTGTGTCCTCTCTTGCCTGGTGATGCATTTTTAGAATGCACACCTGGTCTTTTTGTTTTACCGCCTCCTCTGTATAGACTATCTATCTTCTTTGCCACTTTTCTTATTCTTTTCCCAAGTTCTACCTACGAAGTAAGCTCCATAAACCGTTATAAGTAAGCTCTGGAATATTGGAACGTACTGCTCCTGTACCTTAAATCCCCCTATATTACCATCCGTAAAAGCTAGTAGGGTAAACATCACTGTCAGGAATACCAATACAAGAGGACGTATGTTCTTTGATAAGAACGAGTCCGATTGCATATCGTACTTCCAACGCTCCGTTACTTGGTCCTGTGCCTCCTTGTCAGCCTGCTCAAGCAGCTCCTGAAGCTTCTGCTTGGCTTCTAAGCGTTCTTCGTCACTTGTGTGGAGGTTGTCTATTACTTTCCCAATATCATTCAGTAAACCGCCTGTAATGGCTTGAAATAGCTTCTTCATTAGTATAACCAAGTTAAGTTTTGTGATTTGTCTGTGTCGATATCAGCGTGAATAAAGTTTTTGGCAACCCCAATGCGTTTAAAGCCTACGTCTAAAAGGCAGGTAATTAAGTTGTGTCTGTCTCTTGAGTTATCGCAATGGATATCCACAGCCAATCCTTTGAGATGGCTGCTGGATTCTACACCACCAACCTCTTCATTCCAGAAAGGCGTTCTGAACCCACTAGTTATGTGAATGGGCTTGTCAAACTTATCTCTAGCCTCATCAAGCATCACCAAAATACGCTTGTCCATCATCTGACCACTACCTTGTACATCAGGACTGTCAAACTCTGAATAGTTAAAGTATCTTAACATAAACCGCAATAAATACAAATATCACACATTATTTCTTCTTTTTTAACTCGTACCACTTTTGAACCGTGTAGCCAATAGTAACAACAAGTAAAAGTATCTTAAGACTATCTTCTAATACATCCATAGTGCTGACTGTTATAGCTGATAAGTTGATTGCATAAAGTTTAACCGAGTTTAAGTCCATAATTAAAAGTTTCTACCTAAAAAGGTGTGTACACCGTTTCCTTCAACGGTTATTTCGTAAGACTTCCATCCATAAGGACTTTCATCTAAATCGTTCCACAGCACGTCTATGCTGTACTTGTCTGCGTATTCAGGCTCTACTGACCACTCATCGTTTTCATCATCCCACACAGGCTCATTCGTAATGATATGTCCTATATGGACAATAGCGTGGTTGCCCTCCAAGTAAGAGTGTCCGTCTATCTCGCTATGTGGAAGTGAGGCAATCTTTTGCTCTGCCTGTTCCTTTGAGTTAAACTCGTATTTCTTGAATAGTTCCATTACGTTGTTAGTGTTGTTAGTTCTGCGTCTGTTAGTGCTTCGTTAAATACCATTAGTTGATGTATTTTAGCAAACATATTTTGTGAGCCACTTGTTGCTCTATTTTCAAAATTAACTCTATCCAAACCGCTTAATGTGAATGCTTCAGTTCTTGTAAGCACTTTAGTTCCATTTACAAAGCAATCTGTGTTGCCTGACTTATACTTTATAGCTATTTTATTTCTATTTTTTGGCGTTTGACCGCTTACCGCTACACTACTAAAGAAAGTGTTGTTTGTGCTTCCTGCGGAAAAAGCTATAACTCCTGCAACAGTTGTAAATTCTATACTTACAAAATCTGTACTTCCGTCTGAAAGTGATATTTTTCTTGCGGTTGTTCCGTCTCCTAATGCTTCTAAATCAGCAAACAAAACACCCTCGCTATCGTTAAATAAAGCATCATCTCCACCATTTATACATCTATCTTGTGTTCTTGTAAGTACAGCACCTGTTGTTTCGATTACACTTGTACTGTATGTACCTTCTTCTAATTGCGCACCCCATACAGCTATTTTATCACCTGAAACACCACTTACCTCAATATCTACAAATATATTAACACCGAAATTGGTTGGTGTTACATTGTCTTTTGTATATCTCACCCATTCATCGGTAGGTGTAATACTAACCTGTGTATCTGTAACCCCAAAAGATACGGTAGGGTTTCCACTTAATTTTTTAATGTATACAGAAGCTGACCTAACTGTACTAAAATTTGTGTGTGTTGTAAAAAATCGTAGTGTAGAATTGTCGCTACCTGTTTTTTTAATAGTTGCTGCTGTATTTGAACCGTTAGGTGCTACCGCATCATTATTAGTAGTTGTTTCACTTCCATTCAAATCTGTCCAACCTTCTAAATCTCTTGATTTGGATATTTGGTTAGTCCTCTGTGGCTCTAATAGTAAAGTAGGGTCTTGTGGGTTTGTAGGGTTGTAGTCAAGCCTTGCTTGGTTTGCTAATACGCTTTCAACTAAACCGTCTTTGTTTACTCTTGTAGCATCTGCATCTACTGACACGGTAAAATCCCCTGCGGTAGTATTAGGCACAACTGAATACAATTCAGCATCAGCAGCCTTGTAACCGCTAGGTATCTGTACTAATGTAGCTTTTTGATATATGTCAGCTAGAGCCATTATTCATCTGTTTCCTCCTCTTTACTCTCGTTGAATATCTTTACGATTTCCTGTACCTGTGCTATGTAAGCAATAGGCAAAGAGTTAAGAATTGCGTTTATACGTTGTATTTGTTCGTCTGTAATTTGCATTAGCCTTTTAATAATTCAACTTCTGCCTTTAAATCTTTTATAGCTTGTACAAGAATAGGGACAAGTTTTCCGTAACTCATTTCTAACTTTTCAGGGTTTTCGTCATAGACAAGTCTTAATGTATCATCGTCTACTGACTGCACCTCTTGTGCTATAAATCCAAAATCTTTTTTGCCTTTGTTGGCTGAATAAAATTCTTCTCCGTCTTTATCCGTTTCTGCTCTATTATCCCAAACAAACTCTCTTGGTTGTAGGCTGTCGATAAAGTCTAAACCATAAGAGATGTTTTTTATATCTGTTTTATCTCTTTGGTCAGATAATGAAGTTATAGAGGTAACCGCACAACGTAAAGAAGCAACGGATGAGTTACCTAATGTTATTTCGTTACTAACAGAACCGCTGCTAGAAACTGCAGAATACCCTATATTAGTTATATTGTCTCCAGTTGCTCCGCCACCAGTTGAAGCACCTATACAAGTCCTTCCAAATCCACTTACATTAGCGTCGTCTGCGGCATATCCTACCGCAGTGTTCATAGGGCTAAAAGTTTGATTTTGTAGAAGCAATGCATTAACTCCAATTGCTACTGTTCTACCATCGCTTGTTGCAGCACCTAAAGCATTTGCACCAATAACAACATTGTCATTGCCATCAGTATTTACATCCATTGCTGATGAACCAATTACTGTGTTTCCATTTCCAGTTGTTATAGCATTTCCAGCACCTTCACCAAATACTACGTTATTTGCCGGATTGCCACTTAAACCACTTGGCACGTTAGAAACATATACCGATGTTCCGTCTACCGCACAATCACTTAATCCATTCAAGTCTGATGCACCTCCGCCACCTAAATTATCAGGTGCTATCCTTACGTTATCAGTACCATCGTAACCTACTACGAAGTCTACGTTTGCACTATCTGTTTTGAGCGTAAACTCACTAAATTTTTTATTTGCCATTTTTTTATTCTTCTATAATTATATTGTCTCCATTTTCAGCTATTAGGAAATCTCCGTTTTCTGCTGTAACTCTGTTAAGGGTTTCTGCAATACTTTGGTAAATACTTCCCCAAGTGCTACTTACAAATCCCCAGTATGTTGTTTCGTATATCTTTCCGAACGCCATTATTTCTCTCTATATTTTTTATAACAAATAGCCAATGCTTGGTCCTTACCGTATTCCGAGCTTATTTGGACAATACATCTTTGTATAAATTCCTCTTTGCTCTTCTCCTGATTTTGGTTCTGGTATTGGCATATACTTAAAAACTGCTTTAGCTTAATTATGTTTTGTTTCTTTGGTTTATATCTCATAATACCCATCCGTTAAAATTATCTGACTTGTCAGGATACATTCCGTCTTGGCTAGAATCATTATATTCGGGATAGCTACTACTGTTGTCAATTATGTAATCTAAAAACCGTCTAGTGTAGAACTGAGCTTTACTCTTTGAGTTCTCTACCAGATAGTGTATTTCTTCCATCGAAGGAGTCTCTGAAGACTCACTTCGATGTTTATAAACACCTCCGTTACTTACTTGGTAAGATGCAAACATATAATAGTCTGACTGTGCAAACCAAATTAGCATCGGTGTTATATAGTCGTTCAGGAGTGTCTTGTAGGCTGCATTCGCAGGGTTGTCTATAGTGCCACCAGTAATCAGCGTTGATATCTTGTCGTATAGACTTGTACCCAGATAGTTCTGGATATGTATATCTTGGCTGACCTCGATGAACTGAATAAACTTATCAGCATCCACAGAGCCTCCCACAAGAGACTTTCTCCTTAAGTCGTTAGTCGTTACGAACAGTGCCTTTCGCCATCTTCTTTCTTTTTAAATAGTGATTTTACTCGGTCCATTGCAGACAACTTCTCACCTGTTTCTTCCTCACGTTTAATTTTAGTTTCGATATTGTCTAGCTGAGTAAACTCAATCGGCTGTAGAGTAACGAAGTATAGGTTGAGGTCAATCTCATTGAACATCAATATAGTCTTCAAGCACTCTATAATCTTTTCCTGGAATGGGCGTATAACAATGTTATCCATAAGAACTGAAGCTGTCCTTAGCTCCTCTGCGTTATTACCGAATCCCTGTATTGTCCTTTATTCCAAGAAGTATCGGAGAAACAACTCTGTGACCGAGCATAATCTTTTCACGAGCCTCATCAGCAAGGAACTGATACTGTGCGTGTGCATCTGGGAGGTGTATAGGCTCTATGTCCGCTTGACGGTCTGGGTCTTCATTGAACGCTAAAATGAACTTACCTGAGTTGGATGTCCCTCCGAATTTATCTTGGATTTTGCTTTCAATTAGTTGTTGAGCTTCTTCATCAGGAACTCCGTTGTTGAAGTTAATCAGTAATGATGGTTGTAGACCGTTTAGTATATTGTTAATGTGGTAGTTAGATACCTCTTCTTCTAATGAGCAATACTGTAAACATCCTTGATAGTCTACAGGGGCATAGTAATAGAATCCAGGTCTATATGGCTTAATCACATAAAGCTCCCTTAATTCACTATCCTTTCCGTTTCCGAATGTTGGTATTCTCTTTGGGCTGTCAGATGGCTTATACTCATTCCACTTTGGGTGGTAGTAATACGCTCTTATCTTTCCTTCGTCTGCCTTTTCCGCTCTTAGCGTTTCCATAGGGAAATGCGTAAGAGATGTAATTCTAGTTTTACTTTTATTATATACAACTTGAATAGCACCTTGACCAAGTAGTTTGTAATCATTAACTATCTTTTTTACCTCTTCGTCTTTTAGTATCATTTTAAAACGAGCAAACATCTCAGGCTTTTCTTCGCTGTCTGTCGCATTAAGCCCTCTTCCGTAAATCATATCTACAATACCATTGATACAGCAAGAGTTTGTTGGGCTGCTCAGGTAATTGTCAATTAGTCCTCCAAAGTAATTGTTATCCTCCCCATAGGTAACCCAATCATTTCTGTAGTCCTCCTTAATTTCAGGAATAGTATAGCCCTGTAGGTTTACTACTCTAATTGTTCCTGTTGGTTTATTCTTTCTAGGCATATTATATTGTTATATATTTTTCTCCAGTAGGAGCAGCACTATGCTCTGTGTATTTCCCTGTGTTTAGTGTGTGCTTTTGCGTTCTGTCGGTTTGTGCCGTAACATAAACCTTGTCCCTAAACAACAGTGTAGAGCCTTGCTTCAGCTCCATAAAATAAATACTACCTTCAGAAAGTATTGAGAATGTACAAGGGATGCTTATGTAGTTACCCACTATCGTTGAGGTAAGGTTTGTAAGGGTCTCTGTAGTTCCCGTTCCATCTCTAGTAATCACCAAAGTAAGATTGCTAGCCTCGACATAAGTTCTTGGTATAATCTTAATTATTTGTGAATCCGTGGATGGAAGTAATACTTTCATATATATATAACTCAAAGATGTATTATTTGTTTACAAAAAAGCCCCACCGTAAAGGTGAGGCTTACTGCGTTTAAGAACCTACTATGTTTAAGAGTTAGTTCCTTCAGTTACAATTACAGTAGCACTTGACATTCCTGCATATGGGTCAGTAGCCGTTGGGCTATCAACAAAGTTAGCAGGCGCAGTTTCCTGTGCAGTAAACGTAAGTGTATATCCGCTAAGGTCTCCCATTGTAGCACCCGTTACGATTGTACCACCAGATACATCAGCACCGTGTTCTAAACCTACAACCATTACGTTTCCGTTATAGTCTTCTACAGCAATGTGAGGGCGACCAGCAGCCAAGATTTTAATCTCTTTGTGGTCTTCCTTACTTAGTTTGTGTAGGGTTAGATTTAGTGTTTGCTCATAAAAAGAAGTTCCATTCTCACGAGAAGCATTGATAGTTTGCTCAAGAGAAGAGTTTCCTTTTACGTCATATTTATAGGCAGTAAAAGTTCCTGACATATCAGAAATTTCGTAGTCTCCGCTAGCAGCATCCGTATAGGATACAGTTCCGAAGTCACCGAAATCAGTAAAGTAAACGGCTTTTATACCACCTACTACGTCTTTGCAGGGTTCTTTTCTACCTCTAGTTAAATCACAAGCCATAATTATTTAAGTATTAAAAAAGGGTAGGTAGGCTCCAAGGCTTACCTACCCTTTTTAGATTAATGTTTCAGTTTATTAAGAATAAAGAACGATATCAGAACCGATTCCGAATTGTACACCTGCAGTATAGCGCATAACTACACGAACATTTTGTGAACCATCGATATCAGCCATATCAATCAACTTAACTTCGTTTCTGTCGTCTAATAGACCTGTTCCGAAGAATAAGTTAGATTTCTGAGCTGCAACAGCAGTGTTGTCAGCAAGTCCTTTAGCAACAACTAGGTTGATGCCTTCAAAAGTAAGCTGTCCTCCGTTGTACCATTGTGAACCTTTGTTGTCAGTACCTGCACCACCGATAGTAGCAACGAATCCACCAAGCGCACGAACATAAGCTCTTGCGATGTTAGAAGATACATATAAAGTTAAGTCTTCTTTTCCGTATACAGCAGTTGGGATAGCATCAACGATAGCACCTAATTGTGCAATTACGTTAGATGAATCAACAGCTACAGCAGTAACGTCTACAACAGTTGCGTCAGCAGTAAGTAGAGTTTCAAAGCCATCAAAAGACCCTTCTCCAGCAGAACCACTCCAGATAGAAGTTTCAGTTGCTTTAGCAACTTCAGCAGCTACTTGTCCGATTACGAAATCAGAGAATAGTGGAGGTAGGTTGTCAAAAGCAGAATAACCCATCTGAGCAGCTTCCCAGTCAGAGTGTAATTCTTTTTTACAGATTTGTAGGTTCACTTGCAACTCAGCAGGAGTTAACACTTTTTCAGTAAGCGTCATTCCTGAAGTTGTTGCATCAAAATCACAGTCCGCAGAACGAACAAGATTTGAAAAAGCACCTACTTTCATAGCTGCCTTGTACTTTACGTTAGGCAGAATAGTGATAGTACCTTGGTCTAAGGTATCAGCAGATAAAAGTGCAGCAGCTAAATACTTGCCAGCAAATTCGCCTGCGTATGAACTAGTAATAGTTGGATTTGGCATTTTATTTTATTTTAGTTGTTTGTTATTTTTGACATTACTCTGTCAAGGGTTGATTTACTTCTATTTTGTGCGAAAAGGTGTGTTGGTTTCTTAGACACCTCTGCTTCTGGACTGTGAGATAATGGCTCCACAGCAGGCTCTTGATTTGATAGTTCAGTTGGAACTTCCAATTCTTCCTTTTGTGCAGTAAGCTCTTCAATCATACCTTTCATTTCAGCCATAGCTTTAGCAAGGTCTTCTTTAGTAGCATACTTATCCATCATATCTTCTTCTTCCATTACTTCTTCTGTGACTTCCTCAGTTTCTTCTATCTCTTCAGTCATTTCAACTTCTTCAGTTTCTTTAACTTCTTCAGCAGCTTCAACTTGGATGTCCTTAACGTCTTCAGACAATTCTACTTGCTCTTCAGCTACGGGAGACTGCTCTTCAGCAGTTTCTTCCTTAACGTCAGTGTTAAGTAAAACATTCTTGAAACGCTCTACGATTTCGTTAGCTTTCATATACGAATTAAATAAGGTTAAACAATAATTAACTATCTATTTAACTCAAAGATTATATGTTTGTTGTATTTTTAACTAGTTCCGCTAGTTGGACCGATGCCTTGTGCTTGTAGAGAGCCGTCACAGCATTTTTTACTGTAACGTCTCCCGTCTTTGCATAAACATCCTCTGCGACCGCCCGTTGGGCTGCTATTTGATGGGGTAACGAATTTCTTTCTGCTCATTTTGAAGATTTAGGGTGTTTCTTTGGTAATAAATCGTAATCTGTAGTGTATTTAGCGTTCTGTGGTCTTCCATTCTTGATTAGGTACAAAAACGCATTCACTCTTGCAAATGCCCACTGAGATGCTGACTTAACCTGCGGAGAACGGGAAGTATTGAACGCCCCTAAACCTCTCTGAAATACAGAAGATAACACTCCTACAGTCACTCCATAGCCTAGCTTACCTTTGTACTTCTCGTTAAACTCGTCTGCCTTCTTTTGTAGGGATGCACGGTCTTTTTGGGAGACCTTAGCACCTGTCTTTCCAGATGCATCTCCTTTTGCGGACCCCTCACCCTTTGGTCTAGGGTTCGGAGTGTCCGATTTGGGAGCTTTAGGAGAGCTTTTTACGCCACCTCTTGGTCCTACTTCTGCTAGATTGTGCTTTTCGCAGGGCATATACCAAGTCTTGCCCTCAAAATCGTGTGTGTGATGTCCTTCGCAGCCGATGTCTTGTGCTGCTTTCTCTGCAAGTTCTTTTGTTGCGTATGCAAGGCGGTCATCTATGATTGCCATATCATCGCTTATCACCATAGACTCTAATTCTATCTCGCCTAACTCTTTTAGTTTGGAAGTAGCCCATCTAAGACCTGCTTTACCGCCCCAAGCATCATACATTAGCTTTCCACAGCCATCTGAGTAGCTGGTAGACACCTCTAAGTCTTTTGCGTGTCTAGCAAGGAAGCTACGCATTCTCTTGATAGTTCTAACGCTTAAATTCTCACCGGAAGCTAGTTGTGATGCTCTTGCTTTGCCTACAGGCGTTCCGCAAGATCCCCAACCATTCTCTTTAACGTATTCTAAGGCGTTCTTAGCGTTGTTCTTGACCGCATCGGGGTAATCAGAGTATGTTTCCAATTCAGTGTCTATAGCGTCAGCTAATTCCTCTAATATATCAAGGGCTTCAAGCTCTGCTTGCTCAGGAAGTTGCTCTTGTGGTCTTTCCATAGCATCTGCGAAGTGTCCTTCGATGCTAAAGCCTTTTACTTTGCCTGTTTTGACGTAGTTAGACCATAATGATTCGTCATATACCTTCATAGAGACCATCCAAGTACCATTAGGTAGGTCAAAGCCGTATTTACGGGACTTGTCTTGGTTTGTATCATCTATAATCCAAGATTCTACGACAGATAGGCCTTCTAACTCTCCATCGTGTTCTAAAGTAGCGTTGTTTTGATATCCTTTAGTCAGGAAAAGCTCTGAGGCTTTTCTGACGGTATCTTCAGAGAAATAAATATAGTATTCATCATTTCCAGTTCTGCGATATATCTTTTTGTTAGGTATTAGAGCAGGACCCATAAGAATCTTCTTCTCCTTGTCCACTTCTGCTAGTTTTACCTCCTGTGAACTGAGCATAATGAAGTCTTCCTGTATTGCAGGGTCGTCTACGATTGAAATAGCGTCTATTCCACTGATTTCGTTTTCCTCGTCAATTATAAGCTCGATTACTTTTATTTCTTCCATATATAAATAACTTACTAAGTTAGTTTTTGTTCTTATCCACCGAATGAGGCAGTGTTGTTTATGTTCCTGTCAAGTTCTTGCTGTGTGCTCATATCTTTACCCACAACAAAAGCTCTTAATGGTTTGGATTGTTGACCAGCAACAGATTCAGCTAACTGATTGGTTGCTGAAGCACCTACTACGTTGAAGTCTGGGGCTTGTATTGTTGTTCCTGCTCCGCCACCACCTCCTGGCGAGGGTACTGCTGGGGCAGAACCTTTCTTTTTACCTTTAAACAAACCTACAGCGGCTTTTAATTGTAATAAGAATGGAGATGCAGTTGCAATTTGACCCGCTATTAAAGGAAGGTTTAATGGAAACGGAGCTGCTTTTGCTGCGTTACCAACCCCTTCAAAGAATTTAGTGGTGCCTGTGACAAGACTGTTTTTAAGACCTTCCCAAGTAACTCCATCGTTAATAGCTTTTTCTATATTAGCAAAGTTCATCTTAAGAAGTAGAGATGCTTGACCGAATTTAGTCTCTTCGCCAAATAATCTAGCAAGGTCATCAAACCTTTGCTCCATCATTTTGTTTCTTCTAGCTGTATCTTTTGCAGCCTGTTCTTCCTTACGAGCTTCTTCAAGCGAATCGTAATAAGCATTCGTTGCAAGTATTGCTTCACGTTTAGCGACCTCATCATTTGTTATTGCTTCAATGTCAGCAATTGCTCTTGTGCGTCTTAATTCAATCCTAGCAACTTCATCTTCAGCGTCAAGTTCTTCTTTCTTTTCACGCATTGAGTCAGTAATCTTTTGAAGCTGGTTTTTAGCTTCATTCATTATTTCCTCAAGCTCCTCACCCGTAGGTAGTTCAAAGCCAAATATTGACTTGAGTTTAGAAGGTCCCTTCTTAGACATCTCTTCTCTAACTTTTTTCTCAGCGTCCATTTTAGCCCGCTCTAATTTAGCAACTAACTTTGCATATTCAGGCGATTTTATATATATTTGTTCGGCTACACTTTGTTGTTTTTGAGTTTCTATAAACAGGTCTAACCTCATTTGGGCTAATTCTGTAGGGGTTTTAGTTCCTTTTATTACAGCGACATCTATTGCGGTCTGAAGGTCAACAAGTTTTCTGGCAATTAAATCTATTGGACCCTCAGCCTCTTTAAGTCTTTTAAACCACTTAGGGTCAGTAAAGTCTATAACAACTCCATAAGTATCTTCTATTAATTTTTTTAATGAATTCATTGACTTATAGAAGGGACCATCCCTATCTATAGAACCTTGTGCAAGAGTGATACTTTGTCTCATATCTATGAGTTTATCTATGAGTTTTTGAAACTCTTCTTGCTCTTCTTTCAATTCTGGATTATTTTCTGCTAGTTTCTCCCTTAAATCATCTATCGATTTAGTTAACTCTTTGGTGGCTTCATTAGCATCGTTTGTTCCTTTTATGAATCCTGTTATTTCCTTTTGGTATGCCTGTATTAAAGCTATTACGACCTGAAATAACAAAATAAACCCTAATGGACCCATTAATTGTTTTCCAAGTAGCTTAAAGGCTTTACCAGCACCTTCTGTTTTCGACATAAGTGTAACGAATAAAGTAGATAACTGAGATAAGTTGTTCGTTACCGCAGTAATACCAAACGGTAAATCTGATATAAATCTGCCTGTTTCAACAAGTGTAGCACCAGCAAGACCCGAAGACGATATAAGGTCTTGATTTGCTTTGGTAGCTCCTTTTGCAGCATCGCCTACATTCTTAAAGCCTGAACTAGCTCCACTTGAGTTTGCTTTTATCTTTTTAATTTCCGTGTTAACCTGCTTTAGTGACGTGGCAACCCCATTCATAGTCACTTCTACCTCTCCACCACCAACTTGTTTTATTTCAATTAAATACTCTGATTTTCCTAGTGCCATCTCTTTGTTTTATTAAGTGATTCTTTTAATGTTCTTGGTGCTTGATACTTCCCTTTGGCGATGTCGATGTAAGGCGACACGCCATAGTAATCATCTAACTTCAATAAATCTAAAATGTGTTTTATCATAATACGTTTAATAATTCTAATTGAGACTTTCCTGTCTTTAGATTGGTGTTTATTGAGTTTATTGTGAATACTTTATCTCCTATCTGAAATCTGTCGTTTAGTTCGTAATTAACCAGCACACTGTTTGGCAGGTGTGCTGTTACTTTAAATATCCTTTTCCTTGCATCAAAAACATCTTCTATGTATGTTTTGTAAAACCTCTTAAATAATGAGTTCGCATTAATACCATAATCCTCAAGACTATATTCATTTATCTCTGAATCAAAGTTTATAGTAAATGTTGAATCACCATATATCTTATATAAATCTCCGCTAACAAATATGTCTCCTGAAATCAATAATTCTCCAGAATTAACTACCTTAAGTACCGTTGCTGATAGGTTGGTTGTGGTGTTTACAACCACATCTCCTTCACTAACATTATCGAAATCAGCACCTGAATCAACAAGTGAATTTGCTTTTGTAGATGTTGCATCTCCAGTTATTATTGCTTCATTTTGGCTTCTCCCCAAGTTTACTCCATTTGAGGGCATCCAATATGAGCTTAATGGAGAGTGAGTACCATTGTCGAGCCAACTAATCCTTTGGTCTGGGTTTGTAGACAAAAAAGACAATCTTGTTCCGTAAAACAACAATGGTGCGGTTAGCACAGAATCATAATCTCCTTCTGGAGGGGCTGCATCGGCATCTGGCTTGAAGTTATCTCCTGCCGAATAACCCCATACAATATCTGTCATAGTAGTTCCGTTTGAATCAGCATCATCAAATAACCTTTCAAATTTAAGGTGTTCAAACTTTGTTTCAACCTTATAAGGCTTTCCTCTGTCAACATCATTTTCCTTGTATATAGAATCGCCAAATGCCTCGTTTTGCGCTTCTTTGTGTTGAATCATTAGAAGTGTTTTTGCCTCTTTATATTTGAACTCAACTTCACTAAATGGTATTGTGGATTCTATGTCTGTTTCTGTTGAATCAACATATTTTGTTATGTCAAATATCTTTGGGTCATCGTCATAGTATTCGTCAAGTGGTAAAACCCTAATTTTACCGTAGTTATCATCGTTTAAGTCATTAATGTAATAAGCTGTTAGATTGAACATCTTAAATATACCTGTAAGAAAATCGTATATTTTCATTTTAGGCATCCTTTCTGTTGGTCTTATTGTGGAAACTGTCGCTACATTATCTGAAGTATAATATCCATCAGCAATAACATTAGTACCTGCTGTGAATGGTTTTTGGTAAATCTGTCTAACTCTTAATGAGGTGGTTGCCGTAAAAGCGGAATCAGCTTTTAATATAACTTTTACTCCACTAACAGAACCAGATTGGCTTGTTTTGCTTGATTCATAAGAAAAAGTTTTAGTACCCTCCTGTGATGAAAACTCTGCTATAATTTTATTATCATCAAGTGTGTCCACAACTATTAAGTCATAACTTAAATTAGATGCTGTTGTTATTGTTAAATCAAACTTAACTACGTAATAAAAAGCTGAGCGTGCGCCACCTCCTGTAAGTCCGTTCCATTGTTCTATATTAAATATTGAATCTGTGTCTGAACCAGCATCTTCTATACTTGGTGTTATATTCAATGTATTGAAATCAGCGAGTGTATCTCCAGAGGAATGGGTGAAGTTTTGTAACACGTATTCGGTTGCATCACCAGAGCCAATACCCCCTTTTTCCCTGCTTAACCACATATAAAGACCTTTACTTGGCTCTCCAGCTATACCAGAAAATGCTCTTGAATTGAAGTTAGATGTACTACTAAAGAACTCTTTTGTGAACTCTATTCCGTATTTTTCTTCAATGGCTCTTATTACCATTGTAAGCCTTACCGCTGGTTTTAAATCCAGATAAGAAACTCCCCTAACAGGAGAACCTGCATCGTAACTTATATTACCCGACAATGTATTTGAATCATTGTTATTTGAGTTAAAGAAAAGTCTTTTTGTATGAGTAATTAGGGGTACTATTATTGGTGAACCAAACGTCTCCGAACCAACAGTAACATTTGACGTTGAACTGAATTTGTTTTTTGTTGTAATATTGTCGTATTCGTATGCAAAATTGTCAAGCCAAGTAAGTGATTCTAATTCATCATCGCCAAGCAAATCTTTTAGTGTAACGGTGTTACCATAGAATGTTAGGTTGTAGGCGAATGGCTTGTTGTTCTTCATCTTCACACCATTGAGGAATATCTTACCTTCTCTAAATGGTGTGTAATTTATCTCAAGTTTAGCATCAACTTTTTTTCTAGCGTCAAAACCACCATCAGTTATAAAGTAGTTGTAAAAGTGGCTAAATGTTTTATTGTTTTTTTTAGAGGCAGGTATTGTGAATGACTGCGAGAAATCAGTAAATATCTTAGATATATCTCTTATATCTTGTATTTTAGATGTTACCGATATAGTCTCATCGTCAAACAGGTCTGCCTGTTGAAAGTTACCACTTGAGTCTTTTATGTATAGTGTTACTCTATTCATTATCGAATATTGTTTATTTTGTCAAACGCAAAGTCAAACTGCATAGTGTATTGAATAAGTTTTTCGTTGACCGACTTCTTAAGTTGTGTTGACTGACTCCTTAATCTTAACGGTATAATAGTTTCCTCATCTGTTAGCTTAGTCATCCATAATTGCTCAGACAACATTAACTCCCTGATATGTTCGTTACAGGACTCGTCAATGTAATCTGTATTTAGTGTAATACTTTCCTTACCTACTAGGTTTAGCGTTCTCTGTTGGTGAGATGTTGTATCGTAGGACAGTGTTGATAGGTCTACTATAGAAGCCTTGTAGTCTTCAGTTGTAACGCTTATAGAGTCATTGCTTCTTCTGTTGAAATATATGTCTTGTAATGCGCCATACTTATTCACAAAAGTAACCCTTATAGGTTCATACTTTGAGCAAGGGAATGTTTTAACCTTAAGTACAGTAGTCTTCGTTTCTGAGCTGGTTGTGTAATTTACATACACCTCATCTACCTCTCCTATGTCAAACGATTCGCTAAATGCTTCCAGTAATGAGTTGTCTTCAAATACACCCCCATCTTCAAGAACCCTCTCTTTGTAGCTATCTGCGGTTGAATTTCCGTCAGATGCGATGTATTGAATCTTTTGATTTGTGTTGCCATCGTCAGGTACTGCCTGTGTTTTTATTACAGTATTGTTATTTAAGAACGACACGCTGTTAGTTGTAGCTGCGTAAACAGGGATGTTTATACTCCTGTCGTCTATCCTATAGATAGTCGCAGGAGACATCATAAGACCTTTATCTATATCAGGATTGATACCCTCTTCAAAGTATCCGTAGCCTTCAGTGGCTAAAAGACTATAATATGTTTTTCTATATATTGTATATCCACCTCCAGATTGAATTATATTGTCATCTAAAGTAAGTTCGGTATTAGTTACCGCAGTTACGTTCGCAAAGTTTCCGCTCTGTGTTTCAACAGCAATATCTCCTACCGCTACGGTAGATGTGAAGGAAGCTGAACTGTCTATCAGTTTGTTAGTGTCTGTCCCATCTGCAGTCCCTGTAGCCTGAACTGAATTTTGTAGATTAGATGGTGTTGATGTCCAGTTGAAAACGGTATCATTTGTTGCGTTTGAAACATTTATATCCATCATTACCCAAACTGAATAACTATCGTACTCCCCATCGTATTTAGATTCTAAGTAATCCCTAACCAATTCTGCTACTTCAAACACAACGTAGTTGTCTGTACCTAAGGAGGCTTTCGATAAGGTGTATTTAAGGTTATTTGCATTTGGACTTGTAGCTAATGCTCCTTCATATATATATATCTTTAGCTCGGCACTAGCCATTGATGCTACTGATATCTTTACATAAAAAGGACTTCTTGTGTTTATTATTACTGACATTACTTAAGGTTTGGTATTTGTTTCTCTAATTGTTCTTCTAAGTCTAAGGTGTAAGCATCTCCTATTTCTTTTACTATCATACTTTCTGCGTTTAAGAATGCCTTGTTAACATACTCTATTCCTGGATAACCTCTTTCCATAAGTTTGTGGCTTACGGCAAAAGCAAATTGCCTTATCGACCTGTTATTTTTAGGCACTATTCCTTTTATACTTGCCCATTGCATTAAAGGTGCAATTGGGGCAAATCTACCCGCTCTTCTTCCCTTGTCTACAACATTTGCCTTCAGGGGAGTTGTGCTGTATATACCTAATGAGTTTTCATCTATATCTGCCCTAAATGAGCTTTTAAGCTCTCCAGTAGCAACCCTACCAGTATATCGCCCAACCTTAGCAGTAACAATCTCATTGACCATCCTGTCTATGAGTTGTCTTGAAATCTTCTGAAACGTTCCCTGTACCCTTTGTCCCATTAGCAAATACTTACATCGTTATTAGGGAATGATACTACAATGTCAACAGCCCACCCAGCAAGCTGATTCTCATATCTGTCTAAGAATGGCTGTGCAGTAACATTACTCTCAATCTGAAACAGCTCAGTGAAACCGCTTCCCCTTCTCAGGTCCGACACTAAGATGTTGGCTTCCGCCAACAGAGTGTTTAGGATATCTTGGAGATTGGTGTTACTGTAAAATTCGTCTTCTGTGCTTGGGTCTCTGTTATCGTCTACAATATCTAAAAGCATTACGTTCATAGTAAGTTCCAGCTTATGTTCTAAAAAGGTCACGTTGCCCATCCCAATATGGGCTAACGGGAATATAGTAGTCTTATTCAGATCAACCTCAAACAAGTCTCCAAACGATACGGTCTGTATGTTAGGTGATGTTCTCAGTTTGTCCTTTATCTTATCTAATACTTGATAGGCTGCTCTCATTGCTTATAGGCTTTCTTTATTCTTTTTGCTTCTAATTCGTTTTTCTCTTTCTCAAACTCTAACCACATCATACATTGATGTACGCTGAGTTTTGTAACTTCTTCAATTCTTCTGACATCGCTTCCAGCAAGCGCATAGACTGATTGATACCATCCCCATTTACTTCCGAAGGATTCTTCATCTGTTCCTGCAGTGTCTCCAGTGCTTGTTGCTGTAAAGAGTCCATTGTAATTCTCAATAATTCTTTCCCTAAATGATAAAAAAAAACCATCGCCCCAAGTGCGACTGTAATAGGAGCATCCATCATTATCTCCGAATACTTGTCAGAACCCTTGTACTTCTCTATTTCATAGAACTGTTTCTTACCGGCAACTATAGGTCTGTACATTACCGCAAGTGCTTTATGCATATCCTCCCAGTTAGAAATATACTTCTCAAGGTCAATGTACTCCCCAAGAGACATCTCGTCCATATTAGGCATAAAACCGAACTCAACCGTTTTACCGTTTGGATCGGTCATAGTAAACCGTCTTTGCAAATCAGGCTTCTCAGCCATCATTGTCAGAATGTGCGTTACCACACCGTCTAATTCTTTTAGCGGAAGCGCATAGGCTTCCTTTAGTGTTATGTCGCAGAATATCTCAAGTATCTTAGCTCGGATGAAATCTTCTGCTAATTCTCCCTCTGCGTCCTGTACTATCTTAGCGTACTTTTGGTATTTCTTTAGAGGAATATCTGCCTGCGTTGCAGGAACTTTAAGCTTAATTTCTTTACTCATATATATATAACTTAGTTTATGTATATTTGTACCATAGGCAATTTGTTATAAATATAACAAAATAATAAACAAAAACGTACAACAAATCCAAAAAAAAACAGTTACTTATACGTAGTATCCGTGGCTACGGTCAAAAACGTAGACGCGGAACGCCACTGAGCGATACAAAAGTATATATGATATCGTATCTTACCGTATAAGGTGGTCTTGGGGTAACTCTATTCTTTTCTCAAATTTAGTATAATACAGATATATACAGATGTCTACGTCCGCATTTGGGATGCTACCGTAAACATCCCTTTTAGCGGTCGGCTTAAGCCTGTTTCTATTTCGGTTGATTTGATTAAAGGTGGGTACTTACCCCTAGCAAGATTGAATTTACATTAACTTATAAAGATACGTCTTTATTTCGATATAAACAAATATTTCTGAGGTTATTTACCAGCTTTATTACAAAAGATATTCGTATCTTTGCCGATTTTTTTGGGGTAATAGATAAAATTGATAGGAAAAGAGAGGCGGCATAAACCCAATTGATACCCATTTTTGATCCTCAGCTACTTACATTTTTTTACAGCCATAAAAAAACCCCCAATTAAGGGGGTTTATATTACCATATGTTTGGTGTTGTTAGTCGGGTATATTTATCAATCCCGTGCCAATTTTTATTTGTTCGATAACTTTGCAAATCGCCTCGTGGTCATCTAAGCGTAAGCCGTTTTTGCTTAGCTTATCTATTAGCGCATCGTGTATCAACTGTTGATTCTTTGTCATTATATTATATTTTAAAGTGAACCAATATATAAGGCAGCCATAAATATAAGGCCGCCCAATATAAACAGGAATATGTTTTTAGCTGCTTTCATTATCCTAGTATACCAAATGTAGCGTTTGTAAATTCACCAGCTACCAGGGCAAATATAGCCCAAATAATTCCGGATGCTGCAAAGGCTGTTAATGTGAAAGCTATTGTTTTAAGGGTAAAGTTTAAAAGTCTCATAATTATATTATTTTTGTTTTTGTATACTACAAATGTAGGCAATTTAATACTGCCCAATGTTAACCCAATGTTAACAAATCATTAAGTAATTGTATTGTATTTCTTGTCTAGTCTAGCGGCGCAATATTCCAAAAGTACAGAACGCAAACCGTGTGCGCCTGCATCAAGTATGTAGTATATTTCCTGCTCAAGTGTATACCTATCTTTGATGCTAGCCAGCTCGCCAGCTAATTTGATAAGGTCATTGTCTGTTATGTTATCTATGTTTTTATATGTCATCGTATTATGTATTTAAAATTGTAAAGCCTGTTGTATCCTTTCGCGCGGCTCCTTTCGCTTTGAGGCCTAATATAACCCCGTTGTATTTTAGCATTTGCAGGTCGCTTTTGTCGCCGTCTACCACATCAGTAGACCACCACCGTTTTGGTAGCTCATTAAAAACAGCGGCCACATTAATACCGTGCTTTATAGCCAATTCAGTTTTAACGGCGTTATCCTCAGCTCGTGAAAAAGTGACCGTGTAATTAGGGTGACCTTTGTAGCGGATAGCCTTTTGTATATTTTTTGTGTAGTCATAAAATACGGCGTGGGGCTGCAGCGTCTCAATATCTAAAAAACCGTATTTTTTAAGCATATAAACGAAGTCAACATCGCTAGTCCCGTTTAAACGAAAAGCTACTTTATACCCGCCCCGCTTAGCCTTTGCGGTTTCCTGTACAATTTCGTCCGCTAATTTATTTAAAAACGCTAATTTGTTTTTGATGAATAGCTCCGTTTTATTTACTCTTGCTTTTATTACATTTGAAAAAGATCCACGGCCGGCGGATACTAAACAAGCAGCAGCGCAACCCTTAGACGCGTGGGGGCATAAATTACGACCCGCGCTGTTTTGGTTGTATGGCATCAAATAAAGTATAAAAGTTTTGATCTCGTTTTTTGCGGTTTTCGCATTTGTACTTCCTGGTGAAAGTAGTTTCTTTGGCATATTAGGTACGGCCGTTGCAACCGCGTCCCAAACATTAGTATTGAAATTTTTCATAATTATATTTTTTGTACTTTATTATAAATATTTAAACCAGCAGCAAAACCAAAAATTTTGCCCGTATATAATTGTATGGAACCGCCGCCCATATATATAGATGGTTTTGATCTTAAGCGGGTGCGGTTACTTTTGGGGTGTATGTAGAATTGAATTTCCATTTTATTTATTTTTAGATTCCCTACAAACATATGGCGC